TGGGAAATAATGCACATCATACATTATTCCGCCAATGTTGTATTCTGCACACCAGCTATGTTGATTGTTAGTCTCTCTGACCGGTTCTGTCATTTGCAGCATTAACCAAACTTGATCGTGTTCAGCACCTTCTAGCCTACGCTTAGGAGGTCCCATGATCTTGCGAACGAATGCTTCTGCTTCTTCTTTGGTTTTAAACTGCATATAAATCCTTTGGTGCGCTAGGTGAGAATCGAACTCACGCTTCTGGAGTTTTAGAGGCTCCTGCCGTTCCACTTGGCTACTAGCGCATAGGGTAATTATGCTACCGTTAAGCAGTTAAGTCAAGTTTTTCTTCTTCTTTTTGGCTAAGTTTGTTTGGACGAAGAGGCTCAAGCCAAGTGTCCGGGATGTATGCTTTGGGTGTATCGCCTAGCATATTTTGGAGTCCGTGGTCGGTGCTAATCCACCAATAATGATCTGTAATCTGTGCTTTACATATAATACCACGAAAATCAAATTCTTCACCTTGTTTAAAGTGTCCAATATAATTTTCTACCAAAACGGTTTTGCCTATGTTTTGTGGACGAAGGCTCATAATGATTTTGGCAATGTCGCCTTGTTCGCATTTCATATTTTTAACGTGTTTATAGAACCGCCCAATGTTCCTCTTGGAAATACATTAAAGGCTAAACTATACCTTATTTTGGTTGATTTATTTTCACTTACTGAATGATATAACAAAGAAGGAAACATAACAAGATCGTTCTTCTTTGGAATAACATCCCAAGTTTGAGCATTAAAAAAATTTAATTTTGTTTGATCAATTTCAACGTCGATCATTTCAGGCCAAAGATTATAATGACTTTTATCTTTTAAAAAGGTTATTGCACCAGATTCGTCATTAACATCGATATAATAAACTCCACTGATGAGGCTGTTGTTATGCCTATGCGATTCTGCCCAGTCATTCAATTGATGTCTATTGATCCAGCTGTTCTGTATTTGAAATTGTAAATTTTTATCGCAACCCAAAACTTCATAAAGAAAATTATCTACGTGCTGTTGTATTCTTTTCTTTAGCGGAGCAAATTGTTCCTGATCTAAAATATATTTGTTAACGGTGTAATGTCCGTTTTTAGAAGGCATCTCTTCAAATTCAAGAGTATTAATTAATTCTCTAATATGTTTTTCTAAACTACCCAACGGAGTTCTGTAAAGAGGAACAGGGAACAAGGGTGTAACAGAATAATCCATCATAGTGTAATTTCACTATTTCCGCCTTGCCCAATTATTCCTCGAGGAAAAACATTAAATGCTAGACTATATCTTTCTTCTTTAGATTTGTTTTGTGCAACATTGTGATTTAATAAAGAAGGAAACATAAGCAATTCGTTTTCTACAGGTTCAATAGAAACAGGAGATTGATAGGTTGTGGTTTTTTCAAAGTCTATACAAAATGTATCACGCCAAAGATTTGTATGCCCGCGATCTTTATGAAACTCTATATCTCCACAATCCTTAGGAGCCTTCATATACCAAACACCACTAATTAATGCATTACTATGCCAATGATTGGGATGATAACCATTAGGGAAAGATTTGTTAATCCAACTAGTTGTAATTTCCCATTTTTGATTCCGGCTCGCTCCTATTACATCGTGAACAAAATAATCTATATGCTCTTGTATCTGAGATTTTAGTTTGTTTAATTTTGGTAAGTTTAATAAAAATCTATTTGGCGTTTCCAAGTGTGTAAAACTTTCATCGCCAAAATTACTAAATTCTTGATTAACTAGATATGCATAGGTAATAGGATCAACTGGATCTAACCGAGATTGATAAAGAGGAATGGGCCAGACATGATGCACACTCCCCCTAATCATTTAATCCATCCTATTTTTTTTCCTTCAGCTTTTCTACGATCATGTTCTTCAACGCTGTTAGGATAACGACAAGCCCAAACAGCCACAAGGGCCATAAAGATAGCAGTTGAGATAATTCCAATTGGTTTAACTCCTCCTGTATACATTAACACAAGACTTAGACTCATCATAAAAAACATTAGATAACGCATCTTCTGTGGGAACACACGTTTCTCGTTCCAATTAGTAAGGAACGGTCCAAAGATCTTATGATTGTAGATCCACTTGTGCATACGTTCGCTGCCCTTGCTAAAACAATAGGCAGAAAATACTACAAAGGGACTATAAGGAATACCGGGAGTAACAACTCCGATATAGGCCATCCCCAATGATAAAAACCCTAATACATTCCAAAAAAACTTTTTCATATTAACCTGCTTTCACATCTCCGCTACCGCTAGCAGCATGACCGCATGTGGCGGTATCGCCTGCTCTGCAAATTGCAATGCCGTTTGCTTTTACCGTTCCCGAAGAACCCGACATAACTGGACTAGAGTGAGGTGATCGTCCGTGTCCAGATACCGCAGCACCTTTAACCGCAACAGGAGATCCGTTTACCTTAACCGTAGGTGCAAGGTTTCCTACAATAGTTCCTCCGGCTGCATCAACTCCTACTCTAGATATCCCTGGCATATTAAACTCCAGCCAATGCAATCCCCGTAGTACTTTGTAGATACTGGTTTGCAAAATCTTTTTCTGTAGGCACAAGAGCCATAATAGTTGCAGAATTAAAAACAATTTCTTTATCTGGGTGTACCGTAAAAATATAAGGCATCATTCCAATACCTTTTTGCGAAACACTCAAGACCATAGGTCTTTTAACCTTATGTCCATTTGGAGTACCTTCAACATATGTTGCTAAAAGCTCTTCACCTGTTGACATTTTAATTGTTACAACTTCACCTTCTGATACACCTTTATCAATTAACATTTTCTAACCTTTTCTTTAATTCTTGGAAACCACCAACTAATTCTTCATCTAAAAAGATTTGAGGAACGGTTCGAGCTGTGGGTACAGCTTCTAACAAGTCTTCCCTTGTATAACCATCTCCAATTTTTCTTTCTTCAAACTGAATTCCTTTTTGTGTTAACAATGCCTTTGCTTGATCACAATAAGGGCAATGATATTTGCTCCATACTACCGCTTTCATTTACACTTCCTTTTTAATTTGTAAAAACTACACTTCCAGATTTATCAGTTACACGCACTAGCAATGCTCCTTGTTTTTTCTTATTCATTGCTGCGGCGATAGCTGATTGCTCTGAACCATAGGTCCCAACTGCTTGCCAATTTTCATATGGCGATCTTTTTTTATAAAAAACTTTATACATGATTATATAGTCGGTAATTCCGAATAGTCAATTGCATCTGACATAACACCAATTACATAACTTGTTGATTCAGTTTCTTGTAACGCACTTTGTTTTTTACTTGTGTCGCTATGTTTATTGAACCAAGGAATTGGTGTTGTTTTTGGTGCAGATGCCCAATATTTAATTCCAATTTCTTTTAATGATACAGAAGCAGTATAATCCACAAAGTCTTTAAGAATGTTTGCGTTCAATCCAATGACAGGGCCTTTCTGAAATAGATAGTCTGCCCATTCTTTTTCTTCTTTAATAACATCCTTATAGATCTGTATTACTTCTTCTTGGCAGTCTTGTGCTGCCTTGGCAAATCGAGGGTCTTCCTTGACCACTTGATTGATTAAGAAAGCAGTCCATCCTTTATGTAGCAATTCATCTTGTAGGATCAAACTGATAATGTTGCCATTACCAATAAAGATTTTATTCTCTACCATTGCTAGACTTGTTGCAAATGATACCATAAAGCGGAATGCTTCTAAGGCATAACTTGCGTGTAGTGCTAGGTAGATAGCATTGATGTGTTCAAATTCATCAACATGGAATCCTGCTTCTTTGTTGCAGTTTAGAACATGCAATTTATCGTAGTAGTTGCCAACACTTGATGCCATGTCTACAATCTCTTTAGTGTCATGGATGGTGTTAAACACTTCCTTAGGCACGTTGTAGATGTTACGGATGATGTGGCTGTAACTACGGCTGTGAATATTAGTTTCAAAGAATGTCCAGTTGTAGACTAGAGCTTCTAGTTCTGGCAGGCTTACAACAGGTGTAAAGATTTGGCTAGGACCACGTCCTTGCAAACTATCTAATGCTGTCTGACGTAACAAGTTAGACGTAAAGATATGTTTAACTGCATCACTTGATTCTTTAAAATCCTGTGCATCTTTGGTTAGACTGATTTCCTCTGGCACCCAAAAGAAGCCACGTGCTGTTTTTTCAAAGTCAGCAATCTTGTTATACTTAACTTCTTCAAATCGTTGAATTGTAACTGGTCCAGCCGGATCCAAAAACATCTTACGATGTAAGTAGTCTGTCTTTGTGTTTAAATTATATTGTTGTTTACTCATTATTATACTCTAAAACTTTCTCCGCAACCGCAACGGTCACGTTCATTTGGATTGACAAAATCAAACCCTTCATTTAATCCATTTTTTACCCAGTCTATAGTTAATCCGTCTAGATATACTAACGACTTTGCATCTACTAATATTACAAAATCATCTGTAGCAAAATTTGTAACGCCAACTTCTGCTTCATACTCGTCTACATATTCTAACACATATGCCAAACCACTGCAACCAGTAGTTTTAACTGCTAGTCGAATTCCCACACCTTTGCCTCTATTCTTAAGCAGGTGTTTGATTTTAGTTTTGGCTGTGTCGGTTACGGTAATCATTTACGGCCGCTTTGATCGCATCTTCTGCAAGTATCGAACAATGAATCTTAACAGGGGGGAGGGCAAGCTCAGTAGCAATTTCGCTATTCTTAATCTGTTGCGCTTCGTCAAGCGTTCTTCCTTTGAGCCATTCAGTAACGAGCGAACTCGACGCAATCGCGCTTCCACAACCATACGTTTTAAATTTGGCATCTTGAATAATTCCTGTGGTTTCGTCTACTTTAATTTGTAGCTTCATTACGTCACCACAAGCAGGTGCACCGACCATACCTGTGCCTACTCCTTGTTCATCTTTAGAAAAGCTACCTACATTTCGAGGATTCTCATAATGGTCGATTACTTTGTCTGAGTAACTCATAGTTTACAGGCCTCACAATCTTCTTCAATACTTGTTTCAGCTTCTCTTTCATAGAAACCGTTATAGTGTACTTCGGGAGTCTTGTCCTCGTGTTTGGCGCCTTGCTTATTGATTAGACTATAGTAGAAAGTCTTAATACCCCACAACTGTGCCTGCATCAAGTTCTTAGCAATTAGTGTAGTTGGAACTTTGCGTTCTGGGAAATGTGCTGGATTGTAGAATGTGTTTGTTGAAATACTTTGATCAACATACGCTGCTAAAACAGCCGCAGTCTTTAGATAACCTTGGCAGTCTGTTTGATCCCACATCAACTGATACTTATTCTTAAGTCTATTATATTCTGGAACCACTTGTGTAAACGAGCCAGCTTTGGATTCTTTAGTTGAAATTAAACTCATCGGCATTTCAATACCGTTGGTTGAATTAATAACAACTGAACTAGACTCTACAGGTGCTACAGCCATTAAGGTAGCGTTTCGAACACCGTGTGTTTTCATTTCTTTTCTAAGAGTTTCCCAATCGAGTTCTGGAGTAAAGTCAGTAAGTTCGTTAACACCTTGGGCTCTTCTTTCCCAAGGGAAGATCCCTTGACCGTATCTTGTTCGGTCGCTGTCTTTACACTTGCCTCTTTCCTTGGCAAGTTCAACTGTTGCTTCTGTAAGGTAAAAGGCCTGATGCTCCATCCAAACTTTAACTTCCGCCAGTGCGTCTTTGTCGCCATATTTCATTCCTCTTTTAGCGTGCCAATAGGCAAGGTTAGTAATACCAATACCTAGTGGTTGAATTTCGTCGTTGCTTAGTTTAGATTGAATACTTAGGAAATCTTGATAATCTAAAATGTTGCAAAGACTACGTTGTAAGATTCGACACGCTCTACGCATATCTTCTGGGTTTCGGAACGCACCCCAGTTAATGGATCCCAGTGTACATAACGCTATGCGTCCCTCCTCGTCGTCTAATCTCTTAAATGGACGGGTTGGTAATAAGATCTCACAGCACAGGTTACTTTGATAGATGGTATGATATTCAGGATCAAAAGGTCCTTGATTCATAACATTATCAATAAACACCAAATAGATGCGACCTGTATCTGTACGCTCCTTAAGAATGCCGGACTTGAATACTTCTTCAGCTGACATTGTTTTTTTACGTAAACCTTTTTGCTTTTCGTATTTTACATATAGTTCTTCAAATCGTTCTGTGTTGCTGTAAAATGCTTCATATAGATCTGGCACTTCATTTGGATCAAAGAAAGTTATATTTTCTTTGTTCTTAAATCTTCTCCAGAAGAATGACGACAACACGACCCCGTAGTCCATGTGTCTAACTCGTGTCTCTTCTGTACCTTGGTTGTTCTTGAGAACAATGAGATCATCAAACTGATGATGCCAAATGGGATAAAAGACAGTAGCAGATGCATTACGAATTCCACCTTGTGAACAACTCCTTAAATCACCGAACCATTTTTTCAGGAATGGTATCATACCTGTGTGCATAATTTCGCCACCTCGAATAGGCGAACCTAATGGACGTAGTCGTCCAATCTCTAAACCGATGCCAGCACGTTTGCTGGCATACTTGGCCATCATCTCCCCAGAAGCAAATATGCTATCCAGATCGTCGTCACTGCGGATAAGCACACAACTAGAAAACTGCTTAGTTGGAGTGCCAAGGCCAGCCAACACAGGTGTAGCAAGAGTAAACAAACCATCTGAAGCCGCGTTGTAATACTCTTTGATGTAACGCATACGGGCTGCATTAGGTTCTTCTTTATGGAAGACAGTCGCGGCAGCAACCATATAACGAACTTGTGGTGTTTCATAGATCTCCTTAGTAGCTCGGTTACGCACGAGATACTTTTCGATCAATTGCTCAATAGCTGCGTAACTGTATTCTTCATCTTTAGAATGATCTAGCATATCATTCATTTTATTCCAGTCATCTTCTGAATACCATTCAAGAAGTTCTGGAGTATATAATCCAACAGAAACATTTTTCTTAACAATGTCGTAAAGGTGGGGAGGCTCGTAGTCTCCGTAAACATCCTTTCTCAACATCGAAAGACGTTGTTTGCCTGCTACGTACTGATAGTTAGTGTGACCTACATCTGGATTATGTTCAATATCAATTAGATCAACTATTGCTCTAAGTGTAATTCCATCAATCTCTTCTGTAGTAATACCGTCATAGAAATGTGGTTGGGCTTTAATTTCTATCATTGACTGGCTAACGTCTGCAATGCCTTTACAAACTTTAGCTACTTGGGCTTGCCATTTTTCAACTGCTAATGGTTCTTTGTTTCCGCTGCGTTTAATAACTGTGATGCTCATTGTGTTTATCTCTGTTCTTATAATGTTGTAGATTGATATTTATTACAATCTAGATTTTGACCAAAGCAACTTGGTCTCGATGTTCTTTAATTCGTCTACACCAACTACACTTTTATATTCCAAATTAAGTACATATTTTTTGTCTACTACCAAAATATATGAAGCGTCATCTTTATCTGGGATTATGGATTTATGTATCTCACATTCGGTATCAATAAAGCGACTTGTTAATTTAATAGTGTACAGCATTCCAAGAACAATAGCAAGATCGTCAAGTCGTAGATCCAGAATTAAATGCCACGGATCGGGCCATTCTGTTGGATTTTGAGGGTCTAAATACGGACTGACAAATGGAGCTTGGCCCCAAAGTCTAGCAACATCCTCTAATGGGTTATCGCTAGTCTCTAGGTTGTCTCTAAATTCTTTCCAGGCTGCAAGTCTTTCCGTTCCATATTGATCAAACACCATAGGTTACATCAAAAGAGATGGAACCTGTTTTGCCTGAGGCTAGAGGGTTCTTATATGATAATACGATAGTATCTACAACTGCTGCTGTAGAGTCATCACCGGTAGTGTTACTAGTTTTAGTAACGTTGAATTCAAAATTAGTCATAAGATTTCCTCCTTCGGATAGAACAAAATTCGGAGAGTAGGTAAAATTATCTGTAATAGAAATATCTGAA